TTACTCCATTATTAGGAGAATGTTCTATGGCATTTCAAGTTTCGCCGGGCGTCAACATCTCAGAAGTTGATCTGACCGCTGGCGTTCAAACCGTGTCTCTTTCCGCAGGTGGGTTCGCTGGCCCGTTTCAATGGGGTCCCGCTCTCGATGTAGTCAACGTGAGTTCGGAAGAAGATCTGGTACGCAAGTTTGGTAAGCCCGACACCAACGTGTACGAATACTGGTTTACCGCACAGTCGTTCCTGTCTTATTCGAACCAACTTAAAGTCGTTCGTGCACTGAGTGCGCGAGCACTGAATGCAACTGCAACTTTCAAGACACTGACAGGCACCGTCTCGAATTCGAGTGCGACTGCGCTGACAGGTACCAGTACACTCTTCCAGACAGAACTCAAAGTTGGTCAGAAGATTGTGTTGGCAGGTAGCGTCACTGCCGTCGTGAACTCGATTGTCAGTAACACCTCACTGACGGTGACGGCAGCGTTATCAAATGCTGTGTCGAGTGCAACGGTTGCCGCATACGGTGTGCTCGTGCAGAACGATGCAGATCACGATAACAACTACGCGTCAGGCGCAGCGGGCTACGGTCTTGCGTCAGCAAAGTGGCCGGGTGACTTGGGTAACTCCCTGAAAGTCAGTCTGTGCCCGAGTGCGGGTGCATTCAGCAATAGTAGTTTGACAGGTTCACTGTCATTGACTGCGGATAGCACGAGCGTCTCCGGTTCAGGCACGCTGTTTCAGAGCGAACTGCTCGTTGGCGATTACATTGTTGCAAACGGAAAGTCGTATGCTGTGTCCGCGATTGCGAGTAACACCGCATTGACATTAGCAGAAGCGTCGGATGACACAGGTTCATTCTCAAGCGGAAGTTGGGAGCGTCGGTGGGAGTTCAACTCGCTGTTTGATGCCGCTCCGGGTACCAGCGATTGGGCATCCGCTCGTGCAGGTTCGAATGACGAAATGCACGTCGTCGTGGTTGACGAGGATGGTCTGTTCACTGGCGTTCCCGGCACAGTGCTGGAACGCTTTGCATTCCTCTCGAAGGCATCCGATGCGAAGTCGCTGAACGGCGATACCAACTACTACGTCAACGTGCTGAACCGTCAGTCTGCGTATGTGTGGTGGTTGAGTCATGTCGGTACGACATCAAATTGGGGTTCTGCTGCTGCGGGTCTTGCATTTGGTGCCGCTGTGCAGCCGTACACGAAGTCGCTGGATGGTGGTAACGACGCGAATGAAGTCGTCAGTGCTGGCGAAGTGCAGCAAGCCTACGATCTGTTCGCAGATGCGGATCAGTACGATATCGCACTGTTAGCCGCAGGCCCTGCAACGATGGCTACTGCGGATTATCTCATCACCAACATCGCAGAAGTTCGTAAGGACTGTGTGGTGTTTGTGTCGCCGCTGAAGGCAAGCGTTGTCAACAATGCGGACAACGAAGTCGATGACGTCATTGCGGATCGTAACAATCTGTCATCGAGCAGTTACGCGGTGATGGATAGTGGCTGGAAGTACACCTACGATAAGTACAACGATGTGTATCGATGGGTGCCGCTCAACGGCGACATGGCGGGTCTTGCGGCTCGCACGGATACGACAAACGATCCGTGGTTCTCACCTGCGGGCTTCACACGCGGTAACGTCAAGAACGTTGTCAAGTTGGCGTGGAATCCGAAGCAATCGGATCGCGATGATATCTACAAGGTGGGTGTCAACCCTGTCGTGAGTTTCCCCGGTCAGGGCGTGCTGCTCTACGGCGACAAGACATTGCTGAGCCGTCCGAGTGCATTTGACCGCATCAACGTGCGCCGTCTCTTCATTGCATTGGAGAAGACGATTGCTCGGTACGCGAAGAGTCAACTCTTCGAGTTCAACGACGAGTATACACGCTCCGCGTTCCGTAATGTGGTGGAGCCGTATCTCCGCGACGTGAAGGCGCGGCGCGGTGTCACCGACTTCTTGGTGGTGTGCGATTCAACTAACAACACACCAGCCGTTATCGATGCGAACCAGTTTGTCGGTGACATCTATGTGAAGCCGTCCCGCTCAATCAACTTTATCCAGTTGAACTTTGTCGCTGTCCGTACTGGTGTTGCCTTCGATGAAATCGTTGGACGTTTCTAATAAATAGACTAGGATAAAGTCAGGAGAAAACAATGGCTTTTAATGTAAATCAATTCCGATCACAGCTAACAGGTGACGGCGCACGTCCTAATCTGTTTAAAGTGGGTTTGTCTTTACCATTCTACATTGATGGTGGTACAGAAGCTGCTAGAAAAATTGAATTCATGGCTAAAACATCACAGATTCCAGGTTCTACAATCGGAACTGTACCTGTGTATTACTTTGGTCGTGAAATGAAATTTGCTGGCAATAGAACATTTGCTGATTGGACCATTACAGTTATTAACGATGAAGATTTCAGAGTTCGTGCTGGCATAGAAAGATGGATGAACGCAGTCAACAGTCATGCAGTAAATGTTAGAAATGCACAAGCAATTTCTAATGGCGCAGGCGCAGGTTCAATTGGTGGTTACACCACAGATGCTACTGTTTATCAATTTGGCAAAACAGGCGACATTTTAAGAACCTACAATTTCGTTGGTATATTCCCAATTGATTTGACACCAATTGATTTGGATTGGGGTTCAAATGATTCTATTGAAGAATTTTCTGTGACCTTTGCTTACCAATACTGGACAGCAGAATCCACAACCTGATAATATATAAGGAGGGGTTATTCCCTCCTTTTATGTTTTTTTGATTTCGTTATTTACAGATATACAACATGGCAAATTTAAATAAATTCTCACTTTTCGGTTTCACAATATCCCGTGAAAAGGAAGAGTTGCAAGATGCAGCTCAGCCTGCATTTGCG